TGGCCTCGCCATGGATACGATCGTTAAAATCACTATTGGCACGACTGGGTCGAGTCCCATCACTAGGCCAAGGTTTACACCGACTTCAGCCACAGCGTTAACCACGGCTGCCAAACGTTCTACAACGCGCAGGACGGCTGGCTTTCCGGCATCACGCTATTCTCGCATCGGCAGCTCTACCAGCCACTGTCGCTCATCATCTCGGGCTGCATGGAGGACGCCACACCAGACCAAGGCAACCAGTCGCTACGGCGTGCTGTGCTCGACGCTGCGAGCGTCCAGACCTGCTACGGCCAGCCGGTTTACGCAGGCGACATCATCGTCGAGGACGTGATTACAGTCATCCTGGGCGGCCTGTTCTGGATGAGCCTACCGACTTACAACGTGATCCCGACCTATGTCTGGCCAGTCCGCATCAACTTCCCGCCGGTGTTCCTGACGCAGGGCCAGCACTTCGGCATCCACGTCCACTCGACGTTCGATCACGAGTTCTCGTTTTGTGACAACGATGCGGCCTACCAAGTGTGCCAAGGCCATTTTTGGTACAACGACGGATCGACGTTCCGCGCTTGGTCGGGCGGTCCGCGCGTCATGCGGTTCCGGTTGCATTTCTGCACCTGGGGACGCTGGGGCGATCAGTCGAGCCCGGGCGGTCAGCTCCGCTACGAGATCAACCTTGCGCCGCTCCAACTCCCCGGCGGCATTGGCGGCGTAGACGTGCTTGCCGAGCACATCATCCCAGCGGCGTGCGATCTGCACTACGAAGTGATGGTGGACGGTGTGTGGCAAGCGTTCCAGCAAGACACGCCGGTCCTCGACGGCGGCGATCCGCTACTGCAGTTCCGAGTCGTCATTACGGGTACGACCGACCTGATGCCCGGGTTCTCGTTGACGAACAGCGAGGTCGAGCTGATGCGCGCGTCAGCTCCGACCGTGCATCACATCTCTAAACCGATCACGACTGCGAGCACTCAGCACGTCAAGGTGATCAGCAAGCTGAAGAACTACGTTGAGGCGCACCACGACCTCAGCGTCGCGCTGTACTACGGCGCGACCTACGACACTGGAGGCACGGCGCAGGACGAGTTGTTGGATGACGGCACGATCGTCCGCACGACGACATTCAGTCCGGGCGTTGGGGTCACCTCGTTCCGCATCATCCACAACGGCGCGAACGACGGCGTTGGAGCACCGTTCATCGTCGGCGAGCGCATCGCGTTCACGCAACCGCCATGAGCAGGAGGAGGTGAGAGATGGCAGCAGAACCAACCGGCTACAAGGTCACGGTCAACAAGTGGTTCAAAGCCCACAACGTGACATTCCGGCCGGCCGAGACTGAGGGGCAAAAGAAGGGATTCCCGGTCTACCGGGTGCCGCTGTCCGTCTACAACGGTACGACGGACGACGGCACGCCGTTCGCCGACTTGTGCGCTACCGCAGAGCCGGAGTACCCGCGCGAATGACGCTCAATGTCTCATATGTCAACGACCTGGAGGTTAAGTCCGAGCGGACGCCTATGGACAAGGCGTTCTATAACCGCCGGTTCAAGGCGCTATGGGATGAGCTTTACCGGCTCGACGCCGAGTTCGCTGGTTTTGGTCAGGCTGAAGACACGTTGATTCAGCTCGGGCTCGTACGCATCAACACGGTGCTCGGGCCCGCGCTAACGACGATTCAGGCGGCAGCCGAGCTTGGTTTTCTGACTTGCCGGGTGACGGGAGCGAACCATTCTCTCGTGCCGGGCGAGTTTGTCGGCTGGACGGTGACCGAAGGTGCCGACCTGTTCACGCCAACGCATTTCTGTCTGGCGTTGGACGAGACCGACCCGAGCAACTGGGGCATCCTCTCCATCGACCCGGATGGATGGCACTCTACGACCGGCGATCTTTCCACTCACGTTGTGTATGCTAGCAAGACCCAGACCAGCAGCCAGTGGCAGATCGCGGCCCATGCGGGTGTTCTTCCGGCGATGGAGGACCTGCTCGTCCAGTCGGTCGCTGCCAAGGACCAGTCAGTGGCGGCGATGAACACCGTCACTGCCGACATGGTGACGGTGCAGGGCCTGATCGACGCGGTGCAGTCCGGGCCGGTGGCCTCGGTGGCGGGTAAGACCGGCGCGGTCACGTTGATCATCGGCGACATCGCCGGCCTAGTGGATGCGCTGGCGTCGAAGGCGACGACCGGGTTCGTGACATCGCAGGTGTCCGGCAAGCAGAACGCGAGCGCCAAGCTCGACGCGTTCGTCAACTTGGTGTGGGCGGCGAACAAGGTCCAGTATTCGACCGGCGCGGGCACGCTCTCGCAGTTCGACATCACCGACTACATGAAGACGCTGATGGACGACCCGGACGTGAGCACCGCGCTCTCGACGCTGGGCGTCACCACCTACATGAAGACGGTGCTGTCGGCGCCTGATTCCGCCACCGCGCGCGGAGCACTGGGAGTAGCAGCGCCTCCGGACGTTCCGGTCAAGGCCTCGACCGTGACCGTGGCGGCCGGCACCGACGACGTCCAGTTCGCGACGGCGCTCGGGATCGCGAACACGTACACGCCGAAGACAGCGGGAATCAACACCCAGACTGGCACTAGCTACACGCTGGTCTCCGACGACAACGGGAAGATCATCCGTTTCACCAGCAACAGTGCGGTGAGCTGCGTATTGCCGTCCGGCGTCACGATCGGTCACAACACGATGATCGAGCAGTTCGGCACCGGGCAGGTGACGATCAACGTGGCGACCAACGCGACCCGCAGAGCGTTCGGCGGACGTTTCAAGCTGGCGGGCCAGTACGCGACCGCCTCGGTGTTCTGCGAGTTGAACAGCGATGGCAGCCATGCCGAGTGGAACGTGAGCGGGAACCTGATCTCGTGAGACCCGCGATGCTAGGCGTGCTTGCCGCGTCTCAGGGCATCGTCAGGACGATCAACGACGGCGGTCCGGCGGTGACGATCCCGGCGGGGGTCACGATGGTCGACATCTACCAAGTTTTTGCCGGCGCGGCTGGTCTCGCTTCTCCGAACGGGATCGCAGGAGGTGATGGAGGCGCGGGCGGGGGTTGCAACTGGGGTACTGGAATCTCCGTTGTCGGTCACACTACGATCGGCGTGATCTTTTCGATCCTGATTTGGGACGGTAGTTTTTCCAGCACCATCAGCCTTCCGAACAACACCGCAGGCGGTGCTGGCGGTGCTGCCAGCGGTGCCAACGGCGGTCGCGGCGGCGCTCCTGGCACCGAGCTTGGGAACGGAGCCTCTGGAGCCGCTGGAGGTGTTCCGGCATCCAACAGCGTTCTGTCGTCATACATCGGAGCTGGTGGCATCGGCGCTGTCGGAGCAGGTGCGCCGGGGAACGGCGGTGCATGGGGTGGTGGCGGTGGTGGTGCGAGCGCTGCGGGCGGCAACAACTTTGGGACAGGTGCTCCCGGCGGAGTGCTCCTAGTCTTTCGCTGAAAGGAAATAACAGATGACGCTCACCTACCTCAGCGAAGCTCTGCGCATCGATGGCGTTACCAGCATCGATGTTTCGGACATCGAGCCTGACGAGGAGAGCGGAGGCCAAGCGCGCCGCATCGAGTTCTACACCGACGATCTCAGCGTGCTGAACCGGCGGCCGGTGCTGACGGTCATCGTCTTTGCCGGCGAAGAGGAGCCACTCAAGATTCACACGCCCACGCTCTCGTTCTGAAGGAGAACGCCATGGCCACCACGACCTACATCTACTCGGTCCCGCGCCAAGCCGGACCGCCTCCGATCACGATCCTCGGCTACTTCTCCGGCACTCCTGTCCCAGCGATGCCGGTGTGCCGGGTACCGACGCCGGTTCTGCGCGCTGTGTCGGCACGCTGCTGCGTGACCTCGCCGTTCCTGCCGATGGGGCGCTGGTACGTCTCGCCGCCGTCCCGCTACGTGTTCCCGCCGGTTCTCGTCTACCGCAGGTAAAACGTCGTCTTCGGGCATCCAGGGCCGCCCGGCTTCCATCCGCACATCACTGAAGAGAAAACAGGAGTAGCCCCATGGCGCGCCCGACGTTCGGTTTAGAGTTTTTCCGCGTTAACGACCAGCCGCAACCCGTAATTGGTGCCAACCTTGACGTGATCGGCATTGTCGGACCTTGCGACACGGCGGACGAGCAGTTCTTCCCGTTGAATCAGCCCGTCCTGATCTACAGCAACGACACCGCGTCTCTCGCCAAGCTGGGCGATGGGTCCGGCTATTTCGACGGCTACATCGCCGACGCGATCAACGGCATCAACGCTCAGCTTGCCGACTTTCAAGTGGCGGCGCAGGTCATCATCGTGCGGACGCCGTACGGCACGCACGCGGACGCCAACATCAAGCTCCAGCAAACGATCGCGAACATCATGGGCCAGTCCGTGATGGGCAACGGCATCTGGGCTCTGCTCAAGGCTCCCGCGACGCTGTACTGCACGCCTCGCATCATTCTGACTCCCGGCTATACCGGCCAGATGGCCAACTCGCTGGAGACGCTGCGCACGACGACTCCTGGCAAAGGGTACATTCCGTTTGCCGAATACACGGTCACGTTCTCGCAGGGCGTGGGTGAGACCAATGGCGCGCAGATGGTGCTTCCCTCCGCGCACGCGGTGGCGAACCAGTACGGCGAAATCCACGACCTCGAGATGTTCATCGATGAGTTCGGCGCGTGGATGACGGTGGCACCGAACGCAGTTCTGCCAGCTGCTGACGGCGATCCGATTACAGCGGAGCGCGCCAGCGGCTCGATCATGTTCCAGCGCGAGCCCGGCATCGGCAGCACGATCACGCTCAATGGCACGATTGTAACATTCGTGAGCGGCACGCCGACCGGCAATCAAGTCCAGCTCGGCGGTGACCTGATGACGACGCTCGACCGGCTGCTGACGTTCCTCAACGGCTCAGCCGACACAGAGATCAACGACAATACGTACGAGTTGACCGCCGGCACGCTCCTGATCATTCAAAAGGCGACCGGTGAGGCTGGCAACGCTTACACGATCCACACGACGGTCACCGGGGCCTCAATCTCGGGCTCGCACCTGACCGGCGGCCAGGACGCGCAAGCGCCTCAGGACGCAGTGCTGGTGGCTACAATCGGGCTCGGTGCCAACCCGATCTGCTCGATGCTTCCGGGCGTGCTCGACGGCTTGATCGGTCACGCCATCGTGGAGAGCGCCGGCACCGGCCAGATCGCGGACCAGAACTGGCGGACGACGCTCAACCATCCACGGCTGATCGGCGTGTCGGGCGGGGTCAAGATCATGGACCCGCTGTCCGGCAACATCGTCGTGCGACCGCTGGCTCCGCGCGTGGCGGGGCTGATGGTGGCGGTGGACTTCTCGACGGGCTACCCGTTCCACAGTGCGGCAAACCGGCCGATCCAGGGCATCGTGGGGCCGGCGCGCACCATTCCGTTCTCACTGACGGATGGCGCCACCGAAGGTCAGCAGTTGCTCGCCTCCAACCTCGGCGTGGTGGCGCGCGGACTTGTCGGGGTGGAGAGTGCGATCAGCTCGGGCGGATTTGTCTTCATCGGCACGGACAACCTCGGGGACGACGAGCTCTGGCGCATGTACAACGTTTACCGGGGTCGCGATTACATCCACCTCTCGCTGATGCCTGCGCTGCGGACCTACCTCGGTCGGCAGAACATCACGCGCCAGACCATCAAAAACATCCTCGCCACGATCAACAACTTCCTCGGTTCGCTGGTCGCGCAGGAGCAAATCCTCGGCAAGCAAGTCACGTTCAAGGGCAAGCTCAACTCCGCAGAGGAGATCAGGCTCGGCCACTTGACCGTTGGGTTCGCTTGCGAAGAGGCGCCGGTGCTCAAGCGCATCACCACGATGAGCGCCCGCTACAAGCCAGCCATCGACCAGATGGTGCAGAGCCTCGAGCAGGAGCTGAATCTCGGCGTCGCTGCGTAGCGCGACCATCGAGGACGGGAGGAGGAGCCAATGCCGAATCCCGTCCTCGTCATGGACTACGCGAACCTGTTCTGCGGCTCCGCGCCGGAGAACGACAAGGCCAGCAACCATCTCACGCTGATGTCGGTCGAGCTTCCGACCATCGATGTCCAGTACGTCGATCATCGACCGGGCGGTTCACCTGTGGCGATCGAGGTCGACGTGATCATGGCGCGCTTCGAGATCAGGTTCGAGCTGATCGGGATGACGCGTCAGGTTATGGAGCTCGTCGGCAAGTACGTCGTCGGGGCCAACGACTTCTTTTTTTACGGCAACTGCCGCGACTACCTGACGGGGCTGACGATCCAAGCTGAGGCGATTGTACGCGGGCAACTCGGGCGGGTAGAGCCAGGAGCGTTCCGGCGCGGCAACGTATTCAGCACGAAGTACCAAATCCGCGGTCTTACCCGGTACACGTTCAACCTCGCCAACCGACCGGTCTACGACTGGGATTTCTTCACCACGACTTGGTCGGTCGGCGGCATCAACCAGAACGGCGCGTCCACCGCACCGCTCGGCGTCGAACTAGACACCGCAAACAACACATAGGAGAGCACCGCCATGCCGAATCCCGTCCTGGTAATGGATTACGCGAACATGTTCTGCGGCTCGGGCCCTGCAGACGATCAAGCAAGCAACCATCTGACCTTGACCGAGGTGAAGCTGCCCTCGTTTGAGATGCAGTACACGGACCATCGCGCGGGCGGCGCACCGATCTACATCGAGGTCGGCACCGGCATGGCACGATTGGAAACGACGTTCGTCCTCATCGGCATTACTCGGCAAGTGATGCAGCTCGTGGATTCGTGGGTGCCGGAGCAGAGGAATTTTTACGTCTACGGCAACGTGCGCGATCAGCACACGGGGCAAGCGATCCAAGCCGCTGCGGCGTTCACCGGCCAGCTCGGGCGGAGCGACATCCAGAATTTCCGCAAGGGCGATGTGATGCACATCAACTATTCGATCCGCCAGATCATCCACTACGAGTTCGGTCTCGCGGGCGGGCTCGTTTATTACTGGGATTATTTCAATAACACCCGGTTCCAGGGCGGGCAGGACATGAACGCGGAGATCAACGAGAACCTCCACGTCAACAGTCCAGCACCCGAGTTCATGCTCAACAACTTCTCCATCCCGTTGGGTGGCGGAGCGTAACGCATGACGCTCGACATCCTGCGCAAGACCGGCGGCTGGTGCGTGGAGCTTAACCAGCCGCTCAAGCTCGGCCCAAATAAAGAGATCACGGCGATCGAGATCAGACCTACGACGGCCGATCAGATGATCCGTTGGGGCCAGCAAAGGATTCCGTCCACGTTGGCGCTGCTGTCAGAGTTGTGCGACGTGCCGGAGAAGGTATTGCGCCAGCTTCCCAGCGCTGACTTCGACCGGGTGATGATGGCGCTGATCAACATCATGCCGGGGGTGATGAAGGCCGACTTCGAGCAAGGCACGCGTCCGTTGGCAACGCCGGAGGAGGACTTACCTCAGCAGGAGGCGCACGTGCCGGCACCCGATCAGATCGATCCGCGGTTCCCGGCTGCGGACGGTCCGGTGGTGCGGATGCCGCCCGGTCCGATCCTTCAGCCTCCAAACAAGACGGCTGATGACGAGGCCGCTCAGATGAACGTGCGGCCGCCGATGGCGGCGCGGCCGGTGCACTGACATGGGCGAGAACGACGTAGACGTAAATCTACGCTTTACCGCCAGCGACGAAACTGGACGCGTCACGGATGACATGATCCGGCGCGCCCAGCAGGGCTCGCGCGCGCTGGAGGCTGCTTACGGGACACAGCTTCGTGCCATCGAGGCTATGGCCAAGCGTGCCGGCGTTTCGATCGATGAGATGTCTCAGCGGGTCGCGCAGACGGCCCAGCGCGGGGCGCAAGGCTTCAATACTTACGTCACGTCGGTCAACCGGGCTGTGCAGTCGACGCAGCAGTTCGGCACCACGTCCGCGACCGTGATGATGCAGTTCGGCCAGGGTCAGGCACATGCCTTCGCTATGGCCGGACGTGCCGCACAGCAGTACGGCACGCAAGTCCAGCAGGTGATGCAGCAGTCGAGTAGCGCGCTGCTCAACTACGCCAAGAGCTTCATTTCCGTCTACGCCGCAATCGACACCGCGAAGCGCGGGCTCACCGAGTTCGCGAACGTGTCGTTTGGAATGACGAGGATCGCACAGGAGACCGGAGCAACCCGCAAGGAGATCGAAGGCCTCGGCAAGCAATTCCACGCCTTGTCTGCGATCACCGGCGAGAGCGTCCAAGACATTTCGAAGTCGTTCCAGGACTTCCGCGCGGCGACCGGAATGGCGCTCGGTCCTGCGGGAGACATGTTCAACCGAGTGGCGCTGGCGGCACACGCGTCAGGCGTCGCGATGAATGACATGTCCAGCGCCGCCGTCGCCGCGATCCAGAGCCTCAAGGTCCCGATGGACGAGGTGAGCGGCGTGCTCGACACGTGGGTCAAGACGATCCCGTCGAGCATGATGGGCGCGTGGGCCGAGCTGGTTCCTCGCATCGGCGCAACGTTGCGACAACTAAACGTCAACGGCACAGCGACCGCGACCTCGCTCAGCGCAGCCTACGTTAACCTTGCCCAGAAGCTCGGCTCGAAAGACGCTGCCAATTCGCTGCAAGCGATCTTTGGCGACATGTCGAACATCAACACGATGCTCGGCAAGTTGATGCTCCCGACGATGGAAGGCTTGCGCAACAACAGCGACGCGGCCGCGCTGAGTGTCCAGAACCTGTTCGGCAAGCTCAAAGACATGGGCCTGTACGACGACAAGATGTCGTTGGCCCAGAAGTCCGTGCTGATGGATCGTCTCGGCGTCGACCAGACCAAGCTCGATGCGATCAAAGAGCTAAGCGACAACTTCACGAAGGTGCAAGAGACGGCGGCGAAGCTCGGCATCTCGGTCGGCGAGGTCAACAAGCGCATCGCGGAACTCAACGGCACGCCGCAGGAGGCGATGAACCGGCTCAACGCCGCTTGGAATCTGATGTACGAAAACATCGGCAAGGTGCTTGGCGGCTCGATCCCCGACCAGCTCGCGAAGGCGCTCAACGGTGTCGCCGACACGCTCGACCGGATCGTCAACGGGTTCAAGTGGATCAGGGAGAACGTTACCAAGACGGAGACGCCTGAAGGCCAGGAAGCGACGACAACGTCGCAAGACGCGCTTAAGCGCATGCAGGAGCAACAGGCGGCCGGGAAGACTGGCGGCGGAGCGCTCGGCGACTGGTGGAACAAGAAAGAAACGCCGATCACAGACTTCCTGATCGGAGGAAAGGGTCAGAGCTGGTACCGCCCAGCAGACCCAAAATCTCCCGAACAGTCGGCGCAGGACAAGGCCAATCAGGCCAAGCAGGACGCGCTCGACAAGGAGCTGAGGGACAAGGGCCTCTCTAAGAGGAAACCCGGTTTCGCAACCGGCGGCAGCTTCGAAGTTCCCGGCTCCGGCGGCACCGACACCACGCCGGTCGAGTTCATGGCGACCAAGGGCGAGCGCGTCGACATCACGCCGCAGGCCGAGGTCGATCGCTACGAAGGACTCCAGCAGGCGCAGGACAAGGCCGACCAGACCCAGCGCGAGTATTTCGCGCGCTTCCGTGACAAAGGCCGGCAGATGCAGCGGCTGGCCATGTTGGACCAGCGCATCGGTGCCGATGGCGGTGGCCTCGGAGGCGGCGCGGGCGGGCGAGGCGGTGGCGGCGGCGGTGGCGATCCTGCGAGCGGCACGAGGACGGGAACGGGCGCGCGCGGCGGCGACGGGAGCGGCACTGGCGACGGCAAGACTGGAACACCGGGCGTCGGCGACACGCCGCTCAACACGCCAGTCGGGTTGGACCCGGCGAGCGCGACCGGTCCGGCGGAATCGTTGGAGGAAGCCTACAAGCGCGGCTACCTAGTGCCGCCGGGTGGTGATGGTGCGACTTACGGCCTGGGGGACCGCAGCAACAAGAGCATCCCCGCATCTATTCGGTACAACAATCCTGGCGCGCAGTGGCCAAGCGCTGAGAGCAAGCGCTTCGGCATGACCGACCAGGGCGTGATCGGCGGCGGGAACAAGATCGCCGGATTCCCGACGCCAGTGCACGGGCTCGCATCCAACATAGGCCTCCTGAGCCGCAACTATGTCGGCATGACCGTCGGCGCGGCTATTCATAAGTGGAGCGGTGGCGGACGAAGATCAGTGCCTGGCTTCGACTCTAACGCCATCCTTACCAAGGAGATGGCGCAAGACCCGAAGTTCTGGATGGCAATGCACGGTGCGGAGAGTGGCCAAAGAGGTGGCCTCTCGATGAAGCAGATCGGCCAAGCGCTGGACATGTATAAATCCGGAAGCGCTGCTGCCTACGAGCGCGCCAATCCAGACTTCGTGGCAGCGAACAAGGGCACCGCCGCTGCGGGCGGTCCGGGCGCTCCCGGCACTACGACCGTGGCCGGTCTCAAGACCGCGCTAGAAGGCGCTCCGGCGGTCTCTGCCGACGGTGGCAGCATCATCACGAGTGGCAGCGGCGCACGCCATGCCGGTCTAGACGAGAAGCTAATGTACGCCGCCCTAAAAAGCGGTCTTCAAGTGCAGGTCGCGCATGGATTGGAAAAAGGTCACGCTCGCCACACCACGAACGCACCAGCTTATGATCTCGACCTTTATGATCCAGCGCTCAAGCGCAAACTAAACTCGAAGAACCCCGAAGATCAAAAACGGATCGCGGGGTTCATCGAAGACTCGGTGGCTGCGGGGGCTGGCGGTGTCGGCGCCGGGAAAGGTGATTCATACATGGGAGCGGAACGCTTCCATGTCGGTGGCGGCACGGACGTAGCCTGGGGCGCTGGCGGAGCGGGGGCCAACGCGCCGCCGTGGTTGCAACAAGCCTGGGCTCGCGGCATGGCCCGCCGCATGAAGCCGGAACAGCTGGCCGTTGAGCTTAAAAAGCTACGCGAGCAGCAAGCGCAAGCGGTAGCAGAAAAAACCAAAGTAGCCGGACCGGCGGGCGTTGCGTCCGATGTCGAGACACGTGCCGCAGCTCGGTACAAGGCCGCAGTAGAAGGGCAGGCCGCCCCAGCGACTCCGGCCGCACCGGACGACACGCCACTCATTGGCGGCAGGGCTGCTGGCAAGGGCGCGCGCGGGCGCACGTTCTCGCAGGAAGCTCGCCACATCCGCCGGCTGCCGTACGTAGCACCGGCAGGTGAAGGCAGAGCTGCTGGCAAGGGCATCGCGGCCAAGCCGATCACAGTGCGACCAGTGTCTGCGCCGGGCCACGAGGACAAGGCTGCGGGCAAGGGCGTAGCTCCGGCACCAGCCCCCGCCGCAGCAGAAGAGCCGGAGGGCAAGGCGGCCGGCGGTTCGATCGACGCTGGCACACCGTACATGGTTGGCGAGCAAGGCCCGGAGATGATCACGCCGTCATCTTCCGGCAGCGTGACCTCGGCCGGCAACACGCAGGCCATGATCGAGGCCATGCGTTCGCAGCTTGAGCGCCCGATCGAACCGGTGATCAAGCCGAAGGTCCAGCAGATGGGCCCGGCACGCCATCGTTGGACCCGCCACGCCTCGCAGCAATACCAGCGGCAAGCAACGCGCGACGAGGCGCGCACGTCTCACACCGACCTGGGGTTCGAGTGACATGTCCACGAATTGGCGCAACCTGACCGATCCGGCGCTGCGTGGGCTCAACCTGCAGACATCTGACCCGAACAGTCAAGGCGTCCTGTTTCTGTGGGGGCCGCGCATCGAGTTCCGGGTTTGGCCGATGAACATCCACGAGTATGACCACGAGTCGGACACCGACTGGGCACAGAAAGAAATCGCTGGAGCCGCGATCTACCGCGAGTGGGTGGGCGAGAACGACGAGGTGCTCTACCTGCGCGGCCGCTTGTTTCCGTACCGCATTGGCGGTGTGCCGCAGATCGAAGTGTTCGAGGGCAACCGGCGCGCTGGTCTGGCGCAACTGCTCATGCGCGGCGCAAATCCAACGACAAAGCTCGGCTGGTTCGTGTGCGAGAAGCTGGTGCGCGCCAACACGTTTCTGAGCGGCGAAGGACTTGGCCAGCAGATCAACTTCGAAGCGCAGATGGCGCGGGTGCCGACGCCGCAGGACCCGGACGGCTTGCTGTTTGCCCAGAACGCTGCGGTGGGGAACATCTGATG